AGCTAACTTAACAAACTTAAATGGTTCTAATGTTTCTTCTGGTACAGTAGCTGATGCTAGACTAAGTGCAAATGTCACTTTAAACAATGCATCTACTATTAGTGCAGGAACTTTAGCCGATGGCCGATTATCAGGAAACGTAGTTTTGACTTCAGGTGCAACCTTTACAGGAAACGTAGCCTTTGGTGACCTAGACTATGTCTTAATGGGACCCACAGGCGAATATCAAATTTATCACGATCATGCCAATGGCGTATCTGTTATTAAAGATGCAGACGTTGGTGGTTCGATTAACATGCAAGCCGACACTATTAACTTAACAGGTGCTGTTGTTGGTTCTTCTACTGTTAATGCTTCAACCTTCAATGGTTCAGGTGCAGGTTTGACAAGTTTAAATGCAAGCAATGTTTCCTCAGGCACATTACCTAATGATAGACTTTCTGCTATCCCAAATACAGCTTTAGATAATTCTTCTATCACGATTAATGGCACAGGCGTATCGCTCGGTGGTTCCATTAACGTAGGAGACATTACAGGTGTCACCGCAGGATCTGGTTTAACAGGTGGTGGAACTACAGGCGATGTCACATTAAACGTAGGCGCTGGCACAGGTGTCACAGTTGCAGCCGACACAGTTTCTATTGGTCAGGACGTAGCGACAACAGCCAATCCTACTTTCGCATCCTTAGCAATAACAGGCGCAGCAACCTTACAAGACAACACTGGTCAATATGGTTCCATAGAAGTCACTGGAGGAGCAACAGGAGGGTATAGTGGATATTCTATTGGGGGTAATGTTGTTTTTATGGATAATGGATCTCAAACAGGTCTTTATGATGATATTAATAATGATTGGATTTTGTTAGGAAGGTACTTAGGAAACACTTCTATTTATTATTCAGGAGCAGAAAGAATTAGAACAACGGTAGACGGAGCACAAATTGTAGGTGGTAGTTTAGGAGTTAACACTACAGCCCCCACTACAAATGGTCAAATACGAGCAACTAGCGATATTATTGCGTACTATTCAGATGAGCGTTTAAAAAATTTTGAAGGTAAGATTGACAATGCTTTGGATAAAGTAAGTTCAATAAATGGTTATTATTTTACTGAAAATGAAGTGGCTAAATCTTTAGGTTACGATAATAACGAAAGACAAGTGGGTGTTAGTGCACAAGAAGTATTAGAGGTTATGCCTGAAGTGGTTACAGATGCACCTATAAATTTTAGCCCAGATGCACCAGAAGGAGCTGATTACAAAACTGTACAATACGAAAAACTTGTACCATTGTTAATTGAAGCGATTAAAGAATTAGAGCAAGAAGTAAAAGAAATAAAAGAAAAAGTGATAAATTAATGAGTGAATATTATAAACTTTTATGGGATTGTATTCAATCTGACCAAGTTTCTGAGGCTCAAATTGTAGAGCATATGAAAGATTCAGGCTTTAGAAAATGGTTAGAAGATAATGGATTTTTAAGCAAAAATTGATATAAATTAAAGCATGGCATCATCATACTCAAGCAGACTCAAACTCGAACTAATGGAAACAGGCGCTAATGCGAACACTTGGGGAAATAATACCAACAATAATTTAGAGACTTTAGATGCTTTTACTGGAGGATTTTTAGCAAAATCAGTTGCTGGTTCAGCAAACGTCACACTAACAACAGCCAATGCAGATCCCAACGCAGAAGCTTCTAATAAAGTTTTAGATTTATATGGAACATTAACAGGCAATATTGTTGTAGAAATACCACAAGTAGAAAATAATTATCTTGTTTATAACAATACTTCTGGAGCATATACCTTAAACATAGGTTCTGGAGGTTCAGGTGTACAAATTCCTCAAGGAGAACATAAATGGGTTTACTGTGACGGAGTTAATGTAACCTTAGCAGACCTTTCTAATACCAATGCTGCTTCTCTAACTTCTGGAACACTAGCTGATGCAAGATTATCTGCCAATGTAGTTAAAGTAAGTGGCGCTACTTTTACAGGTAATGTAAGTTTAAATGATGGTGTTTATTTAAATGTTGGAACAGGGAATGATTTACAAATTCATCACGATGGAAGCAATTCTTATATTCAAGACACAAGTGGTACAGGAAACTTAATCGTTGATACAAATATTTTTCAATTAAGAAGTTCAGGTGGTGGAGAAACCATGTTTGATGCTACTCAAAATGCTGGAGTCAATTTATATTATAATAATTCATCTAAATTAGTAACAACCACTAATGGTGTACATATTCAAAATGGATCCCTAGGGGTAGGAACAGATGCCGCCGCTACTGATGGTCAAATAAGAGCTACAGACGATATCACTGCTTATTATTCTTCTGACGTTTTATTAAAAGAAAATATTAAAAATATTCCTTCTGCTTCCGAAAAAATAGAACAATTAAATGGCGTTCTTTTTGATTGGAAACAAGAATGGATTGATAAGAATGGTGGAGAAGATGGTTACTTTATTCGTAAAACGGATGTAGGAGTAATTGCTCAAGATGTAGAAAAAGTTTTACCAGAGATTGTAGGAATAAGACCAAATGGTTTAAAAGCAGTTAAGTATGACAGATTATGTGCTCTTCTTATCGAAGGTTTTAAAGAGTTAAAAAAAGAAATTAAAGAGTTAAAAGGAATTAACTAATGACCTTACCTGTAGGGCAAATATCAATGAGCCAAGTCAATACTGAACTTGGTAATCCAACCACAACTCAAATATCTCTCAATCAAGCAACTGTTAGAGGTCTAGCAGGAATTCCTACAGGGCAAATTGCCATGTCTGATCTTCAAGGAAAATCAAATGCTCAATATGTTTCTGCAACAGGGGGCACAATAACTACTTCAGGAAGCTATAAAATACATACTTTTAATAATAGTGGAACCTTTACCGTTAATGATGCTGGAAATGCAGCAGGATCTAACACTGTTGACTACCTTGTTGTCGCTGGAGGTGGTGGAGGTGGTTCTGGACCAGGTCAAGCAAAAGGCGGAGGTGGTGCTGGAGGAATGAGATATTCTTATCCAAGCACACCCACTGGTGGACTTGCAGTAACCACAACCGCTTATCCTATTACAGTTGGAGCAGGGGGAGGTGCTAATGCAAAAGGTTCAGATTCAGTTTTTAGTACAAGAACTTCTACAGGAGGGGGTTTAGGAGGGAACCCTTCTGGTGGAGGTGCCGGTGGTCCCGGTGGTTCTGGTGGAGGATGTTCAAGTGCTGCACAGCCTGGTGGTTCAGGTAATACTCCTCCTGTTTCTCCTCCTCAAGGAAAAAACGGTGGAGGAGGTTTAAACAGTGCTGGCGGAGGCGGAGGCGGTCACGCTAATGCGGGCCCAGCAAGTAATTCAGGTAGCCCCGGTGGAAATGGCACAGCAACCTCAATCTCAGGATCTAGCGTCACTTATGCTGGCGGTGGTGGGGGAGGAACAGGAAACCCTGGAGATGTTCCCGGTACTGGTGGAAGTGGCGGCGGTGGAAATGGTGGAGGACACCCATCAGGTAATGGAACAAGCGGAACTGCAAACCTAGGCGGTGGCGGTGGTGGCGGTGCTTGGAATAATGGCGCTGGAGGTTCTGGTGGTAAAGGTAGAGTAGTAATAAGATATAGGTTTCAAGCGTAGACAATGGCATATTTTGCAAAATTAACTGATGATAACATGGTAATGGCTGTAGAGGCTGTTGCTGATGAAGACTGTTTAGAAAACGGTGTTGAAAGTGAAGCTAAGGGAATTGAATTTATGACCAATATAACAGGTTGGCCTCATTGGAAGAAAACATCTTACAATACAAAATATGGAAAATATTGGGATGAAAATAATGAAATTCACTCAGATCAAACTAAAGCTTTTAGAAAAAACTTTGCTGCAATAGGTTATAAATATGATGCATCAAGAGATGCTTTTATACCTCCAAAAGATTATCCTTCATGGATATTAAATGAAACAACTTGTGTTTGGGAATCCCCTATACCCTATCCAACAGAACAAAATATTGAAAATTATTTCATAAATTGGGATGAAGATAATCAAAGATGGGTTTCTAAGAATGAAGATGGAACTAATCAGTATTATTGGGATTCAATAAATTTAATTTGGATTCAACTTTAATTAATGAAAGAAAAGACGAGTCTTTTTGAACTAAAAATAATTCAAGGAGAAGTTTCAAATTCTTTAGTTGTAGATAAGTTTTATATAAAAAATAACATAATTAAGAACTACTCTTATGAATTTAATCAAAATCCACATGAAGAAAGTTATTTAAAAAATTATTATAACCTTACAGATGACGAAAATATTTTTCGTATAAGTCAGTATTTATCTGATCTTTATAAACTATATCATCATTTTAATCTTGTTCCTGTTAATATGGCGGGATTAATATTACTTAAAGGCGATAAAATCAATACTCATAATCATGTAGATCCTTACAATCTTGAAGCTTCACCCGACATGTCTTGTATTTACACTGTTGATTGTGGAAATAATCCCTCTTATGTAGTTTTTGAATTTGATAAAGGAAGAATAAAAAACTCTCAGTACAAAGTTTTGCTTCAAAAAAACAAATATATATTATTCAATTCTAGTATAAATCATTATTACACAACTAATTTAAACGAACAGCCTTTATTAAATTTATGCTTTAAATATCAAATAAAATAGATAATATATTTAACTAAATAATAAAGAATGAATCTAAAAAATTATTGGTATCTTTTTGAGAATGCACTTCCTAGTAGGACTTGTGATGACATTATAAAATATGGTCAACAACAATCAGAGCAAATAGCTGTTACAGGAGATTTTACTACAGGGGATGATATTTCAAAATTATATAAAACAAGAAATTCTTCTATTGTTTGGATGAGCGATCATTGGATATATAAAGCAGTTCAACCTTATATTCATGAAGCAAATAGATTAGCAGGGTGGAATTTTGAATGGAGTGTATCCGAAGCATGTCAATTTACAAAATATTCAACAAATCAACACTATACCTGGCATCAAGATTCTTGGGCAAATCCTTATAATAAACCTAGAACAAATCAAGATGGACTTATAAGAAAATTATCTGTTACTGTCAGTTTGTGCGATGGTGAAACTTATGAAGGAGGAGACTTAGAGTTTGATCTAAGAAATAGAAATGATGGTAACTCTGTAATTGTCACTTCACAATCTGCAAGAGTAAAAGGTTCTATAACTGTTTTTCCATCTTTTGTGTGGCATAGAGTTACTCCTGTAACAAAAGGAACAAGGTATTCTTTGGTTATATGGAATTTAGGGAACCCATTTATTTAAAGGAGATAAAATGAAAACGGAAGAATTTTTTAAAAACAATCATTATTGTGTAATCAAAAAAGCAATAAGTGAAGAATTAGCTTCATTTATATTTGCATATTTTCAAAATAAAAGAATGGTAGCGGATCATTTATTTAAAACAAAATTTATATCTCCTTTTGACGACACTTGGGGAACATGGACTGACGAACAAATACCTAATACATATTCACATTATGCAGATTTAGCTATGGAAACTTTACTTATTAGAGTTATGCCAAAAATGCAAAAAATAACTGGATTAAATTTAATTCCAACTTATTCCTACGCAAGAATATATAAATATGGAGATACTTTACATCGTCATAAAGACAGAGAATCCTGTGAGATATCTTGTACTTTAAATTTAGGAGGAGATAATTGGCCTATATTTTTAGAACCATCAGGTAAAGAGGGAGAAAAAGGAACAAAAGTAGAATTAAAGCCAGGGGATATGTTGGTGTATGAAGGTACTTTTGTAGAACATTGGAGAGAACCTTTTGAAGGGTATGATTGTGGGCAAGTTTTTTTACATTACAATCATAGAAATGGTCCTTTTGGAGATTCAAATTTAAATGATGGAAGACCATTTCCTGGTCTTCCTGCATGGTTTAAACAATGAACAATGAATTAAAAGAAAAGAAATTTGATATAAAAACTTTAATAGGAGGGTGGTACATCTCAACACGAGTATGTGATGAATTAATTGATTATTTTAATTATAATAAAAAATACGCTGTAGAAGGCACTGTTATTATTAATAATGAGTCTAATGAAGGCTCTTATATAGGTGTTGATAAAAACGCAAAAGATAGTGTTGATTTAAGAATTGGTGCAAATAATTTTGATAATATTGTTGGAGAATATAGAGAAGAATTAAATAAAGTTTTAGATAATTATTTAAAAAAATTTACTTGGGCAAATGAAACTAATGTTTTTAATATTATAGAAAACTTACAAATACAAAAATATCAAGTTGATGGAGGATTTAAAAAATGGCATTTCGAATTTCAAGGGGACAGACATATTATGAGACATCTTGTTTTTATGACATATTTAAATGATGTAGATGATGGAGGGACAGAGTTCTATTATCAAAAAATAAAAACAAAAGCGGAGAAAGGTCTTACTTTAATTTGGCCTTCGGGTTGGACTCATACTCACAAAGGTGTAGTAAGTAAATTTAAAGAAAAATACATTGTAACAGGATGGTATAATTTTATATAAAGGAATAATTATGATTAAATCAGAAGAACTAAAAAATAAGAATTATAAAATATTTGTAGGAATGCCTATGTATGGAGGAATGCTGACAGAAAATACACTGCATGGTTTACTACAGCTACAACAATGGTCAATAGCTCATGGAGTAGGTATGAGAGTACAAACAATGGGTAACGAGAGCCTTATAACTAGAGCTCGTAACACCATTGTCTCTATGATGATGGATTCAAAAGATTATGTAGCAACACATTTATTATTTATTGATTCCGACATTGGTTTCAGTGCGCAAAATATAGAAAGACTACTTTGTTTTGATAAAGATGTTGTCTGTGGGATTTACCCTCGAAAACACATACATTGGGAAAACGTACAAACACTTTTGAAACAAAACCCTGATGCTTCAGTTGATGAAATGCAGGTAAAATCTTTAGGGTATAATTTAAATTTTGATAATCCTTCTGCTATTAAAATTGAAAATGGTTTTTGTAAAGTATCGGAAGCAGCAACAGGGATGATGTTAGTTAAAAGAGAAGTATTTCGTACCATGATGAAAAAATTCCCTGAACGTAAATATGTTTCTGATCAAATTATTAATGGTCAATCATTTAGTTCTGATAACTGTTATGATTTATTCGCTGTTGGTACTTATGAAACAAATGGTAAAAAAAGATATTTATCAGAGGACTATTATTTCTCAAGACTGTGGCAAGAGTGTGGAGGAGATATATGGGCAGATGTTGCTATGCCATTAACTCATTTTGGAAATATGGCTTTTAAAGGTCATGTTGGGTCTTTATTTGCTAAAAAAACATAGTATAGTGGCTGAATGCCCTTAATTAATTTCACACCTTCACCAGGAATCAATAAAGAAGTTACGGACTATACAGGTCAAGGAAAATGGGTTGATTCTGATAATGTACGATTTTTTCAAGGTTTACCTCAAAAAATCAAAGGATGGGAAAAATTTATTGCTACTACTATTATAGGAGTAGTACGAGACCAACATTCTTGGTTGAACTTAGATGGCATACGATTTGATGCCTTAGGAACGGATAGAAAACTCTATGTTTACACAGAAGGTCTATGTTATGATATTACACCTATTCGTCAAACAGAAGCTTTAACCAATCCTTTTACTACTAATGCAACCACTTCTGTTATAGTTACAGATTCTAATCATGGAGCAATAAAAGGTGATTTTGTTACTTTTGATTCTTTCTCTACCATTGACGGTTTAAATATGAACCAAGAATTTGAAATAACCTCTATCGTAGATGTTAACAATTATATTGTAACACACAATGACACAGCTTCAGGTTCTACTGCTGGTGGAGGTGGTTCAGGTAATGCAAATTATCAAATACAGATAGGTCCTGAGTTTTCAGTCCCTGCTTTTGGTTGGGGCACTGATACTTTTGATGCTGCTGCTCCAGCAACAAGGGGATGGGGACAACCTTCTACTTCTAGTAGTGTTACATTATCTGCTCGTCAGTGGTCCTTAGATAATTATGGAGAGGATTTAATTGCAACAGTTTTAAATGGGGGTACTTATATTTGGGATACTTCTGCTGGTACATCTACAAGAGCAACTGCTTTATCAAATGCACCGACTAAGTCTCGTTTAAGTTTAGTTTCTACACCTGATAGACATTTACTTATTTTTGGAACAGAAAATACTATCGGAGATAGTAGTTCTCAAGATGATTTATTAATTCGTTTTTCAAATCAAGAAGATATAACAGAATATACTCCTCGTGCAGTAAATACCGCTGGCTCATTGCGAGTTGCTGATGGCTCGAAAATCGTGGCTGCTGAAAGATCGAGAGGTCAAATACTTGTTTGGACAGATACTTCTTTACATTCTATGCAATATATTGGTCCTCCTTATACTTTTGGTTTACGACAACTAGGACAGAACTGTGGGATTATTGGGCAACATGCAGGTATTGATTTAAACGGTGTTTCTTTTTGGATGTCTCAAGATTCTTTCTATTTGTTTGACGGTTCGGTAAGAAAACTTCCTTGTACCGTAGAGCAATTTATATTTAGCAACATCAATCAAAATTCATCAGAGAATACTTATACAGGACATAATGGTGAGTTTAATGAGGTACTTTGGTTTTATGTTCGGTCAGGTTCCAATCAAATCAATGCAGTGGTTGCGTACAATTATGTTGAGGGCACTTGGTGGACAGGAACTTTAGCTCGCACAAGTTGGATTGATAGAGAAGTATTTGATAATCCTATTGCTACTTCTTATAGCAGTACAACTATTGCAAACAACGAAACAATTTTAGGTTTAACAGATGGAGCATCTCAGTTATATCTTCAAGAAACAGGTACTGATGCCGATGGGGTGGCTATGACAGCTTATTTACAATCAGGAGATGTTCAAATAGAGCAAGGAGATCAATTTGCTTTTGTATCTAGATTAATTCCAGACGTTCAAAATCAAAGTGGAACTTTGAATTTAGACTTTAAATTTTCTCGTTATCCCAACGATACTGCCCCTGTTTCTAAAACAACAAGTTTTACTTCTACTACTAATAAAGTTGATCTTAGAGGAAGAGGTAGATCGTTTACAGCTAATATAGTTTCTAATACAACAGGAACAGCATGGAGATTAGGAACTATGCGATTTGAAATACAACCCGATGGAAGAAGATAATGAACGCTTTTAATTTACTACAGGATTGGAAAAACAAACCCTATCAAAAAACAAATTATGAAAATATTCATGTTTTTTATAGCGACACTAAATATTTAAAAATGAAACCTCATTCTCAAATAACTTTGACTCCTGGATTTTTACATTTAATTGTAAAACATCCTCAAGAATGGATACGACAAAACTTTAAATTAGAGGAAGAAGTTACCTTGGAAAACCTAACAAATTCTATTTTATATTATACAGTTAAGGAATGCCTTATATCCGATGAAGAAAAACAGTTAAAACTTCATGTAAAAAATGGTATACCTAGTGAAGAAGAACAATGGCCAAACTAACCTTACAAAGATTTCCAGATCCTCCTCAAAAATATAATTCAAGAAACTTCTATGAATTAATTAGACAGTTAGAAGAAATGATTCAACAATTAAATACTTCTTATACTTTAGATAGTTTGGAGGAAGCAACCAGAAGAGCATGGTTCTTTAGTAAAAACTAATGGCAGACGTATATAAAAACTTTACACATCTTTTAGCAAATGTGGCAATTCCTGGTGGAAACAATGCAGCGAATGCTACGACTATATTTCAGGTTCCTGTAGCAGATGTAGCAAACAATGTCCCTGTTTCTACTTATATCGCTAAAACTATTTATGTAGTTCATAGTAATCCTTCTCCTACTAAAACTGCTTTTCAATTATCTCATTATGATGCGAGTGAAAATCAAACTATTACTTTAGTGGGAGAGAGTAAAACAACTGAAGTATTTAATGTTTTATACCAAGGACTTGTCGTTTTTGAAGAAGGCGACATTCTCTATGGTAATGCTGCTGCTAATAATGAATTAGTATGCTCTGTTTCATTGTTGGATATTAAGCAACAAGTATAGTGTCCCTCTTCTACATTCGTACATCTAAGACTGGTTCAAGCACCGTCAATGATTGGTGTGGAGTTAATATTTCGACTACTGATAACCGAGATTTTTTAGACTCTAAAAATAATTATTACATGGTAAATGCAGCTATAGATAAAGGCTCTACTCTTTTTACAACAGTTCGTAATCCTTTTACTCGTGCTATTTCTTGTTGGCAACAAGCCATAAGAATGTCTTGGATAAAAGATACTAGAACTTTTGAAGAATACTTTAGGTGGGACTATCATACTTGTACTCCTCACGCTTATACTCACAACTGTTCCATAACTGAATACCTTTCTCCTTTTTTAGGAAAGATAAAAATTTTTATTAAAATGGAAGAATTAGGTCACTCTCTTCGTCACTTAGAAATAAACTACAACCTACCTGAAAGAGAGATTGGTTTTGTAAATAAAGCGGATTATGCGAGAAATTTTGACTACAAGGGATTTTACACCTATGAACGTATTAAACTTGTCTTAGATAGATATTATGTTGATTTTGATACTTTTAATTACAGCAAAAGTATTATGGATATATAGTATGATTTTTTATCTACGAACAAGTAAAACTGCTTCGAGTACCGTGAACGATTGGCTCGGTCCTGATTATTCACAAAACGTGACTCATAATATGAGAAGGCTAGATGTTGATTATAATAAAGCTAAAATAGAAGAAGCTATTAATAAACATTATTTTATTTTTACTACTGTAAGGCATCCCTATACAAGAGCTATTTCTTGTTGGCAACAAGCCATTAGATCATCTTGGCTTTCCAAAGAAGCTACCTTTGATGATTACTTAAATTGGAATTTTAGAGGAACCACACAGCATATCGAAACTCATAATATGCCTATTTCAGAATACCTAAAAGACTACCTAGATAAAATCAATCTAGTGGTCAAATATGAAAATTTTCAAGAAAAACTAGTCCAAATGCAACAATTGTTTGATATGCCTATTCGAAGATTTGGTCATTTTAATCGTAAAACAGTAAATATTGACTACAAAGGACTTTTAACTAAAGAGAGAAAAGAAAAAATATATGAGACACATAAAGAAGATTTTAAAGCCTTTGATTACAGTAAAACCATTGATTTATAGATAAAACAACTATAAAAGTATAATATGCATAAAATAGTAGATGAACCGGTCATCTTACGCTATGAGTACGATATTGAAGGGAATCAAATCCCTGTCTATAGTTGTAAAGTTGAGACCACAATTACTAATACCCGAACTGGTGAAACATATGAGTCAGAGGATCATTGTGCTGCTGACGTGGCTAATCCTTCTACTGCTACTACTGTGTCGGATATTAGGAGAGATGTTAATGTTATTGCACCGAAACTATTTACAGGTGCTGTGGTTAAAAAAGGATAATGAAAAATGAACCAAGAGTATCCACAGGTATATGAGTTAGGTCTTGGATCTCTTATTGGTGATTTTTTTCAAAATGTAAAAGACACGGTCACAGGTGTAGCAAAAGCTGTCGCTCCTATTGCACCTTATGTTTTACCTTTTCTTCCTATTCCTGGTATTGGAGGATTGAGTCCAGCTTTAACAAAACAGTTATTAGGAGCTGGTATTTCATTAGCAGCAGGACAGAAACCTGTTGACGTTGCAAAAAATATGGCACTTCAAGCTGGCATAGGAGGATTAAAAGGAGCGTTTATGAGACCAGAAGGTCAAACTTTTGCTCAAGGATTTAAAGAAGGAGCTTTTGGAATTGAACCAAAAATTTCACAATCAAATCTTTCAAAAGCTATTAACTATGAAGCGATGCCAAATAATATTCAAGGAACTACTCTTGATTTAGCAAACCAACCTAAAATGAATATGGGTGTAAATTATTCTACGGCACCTACAGGTTCTACGGCACTGTCCACAGGTCCAATAGACTATCCACAAGCCCCTACTCCTACTCCACCTGAAAAAGGTTTTTTTAGTAAAATAGGAAGTTATCTTAACCCTAGTCAAAGAACTATTAATCCTGAGTACACAAAATATAAAGCGTTAAACCCTGAATTAACAGACGCTCAATTATTAGCAATGGGTATACCAAAAGAATCCGGTTTCATACAACAGTATGGTCCTCTAATGTATACAAGTTTAATAGGAGCTTCTTTAGCAGATAAACTTATTAATCCTGAAAAAGACGATACTCAATCTTCCTATGATTTATATATGGAAAACCCTCAAGATTATGGAATTTATTTTTCCGCGGACGGCGGTCCGATAACTGGTTATGCAGCAGGTAGTGGTCAAAAAATTGAACACCCTGATGGAAATGTAAAAGAACATCCCAAACGTATTGGTGAGATAGCTGGGCCTGGAACAGGTACTTCCGATGATATCCCTGCGATGTTAAGTGATGGTGAATTTGTAATGACTGCTAAAGCTGTTCGTAACGCGGGCGGCGGATCGCGGAAAGAGGGAGCAAGAAACATGTATAAATTGATGAAAAATTTAGAAAACGGTGGTAGATTGTCCCAACAAAGTATTGGAATGATAGGAACAAGATAATGGATGAAGAAACAAGTAAAAAAGTAGGTGCTGAATATTTAGGATACTTAGATAGTATCAAACAACTTATTGAAGATATTAAAAGCGGTAAAGTAACAGATATTCCTGAACAAAAATTAGCTGACCTAAATAAAATGTATGGAAAAGCTCAAAAAATGTTTGAGCAAGGAATTGGTTCTTATCAACCTTATGTCGATACTGGTTCTGCTACTATGGCTGAGGGTGTAGAAACTTTAGGGGGAGCAAAGGACTTATACGGTAAAGCTGCATCAGCTTATGAAGGCATAGGTAAAGCTCCAACCATGGATGAACTTCAAGCCTATATGAATCCTTATCAGCAAGCTATCCAAGATGAGATTGCAAGAACTTATGATATTCAAAGAACAAGGTCAGCAGCTGGAGCAGTGGGTGCAGGTGCTTTTGGTGGTGGTCGTGAAGGCGTTGAAAGATCTTTAATGACAGAAGATGAGGCAAGAGCAAGATCTCGTTCTATGGCTGATGCTTTTAATTATGCGACTCAACAAAAAATGCAAAGAGATTTAGCTAGTGCACAAGGATTAGGTGCAACTGCAGGAGGACTTGGAAGTCTAGGATCTCAATATGGTGCTTTAGGTGCAGGTCAAGCGGGTCTTGGTTTTGATGTACAAAGAGCCGGACTTACTGATGTTGGTACAATGTTAGATTTTGCAAACTTACGACAAAATCAAGCTCAAAAACAATTAGATATTGATTATGCAAATCAAATGGCTAAGTATCAACAGCCATTTAGTCAATTAGGGTTTTTTGGATCTGCATTAGGATTAGGTTCTTCGATTCCTTCTTATACTCCAGCAGGAGGAGGTAGTGCTTCTCCGTTAGGACAATTTGCAGGTTATGGATTAGCAGGACTAGGTGCCTTAACTGGATTACAAAATACAGGAATATTTTAATGATGAACTCTGTTTTACAAAGACCTATGTTCCAACAAAGAGTTGTCAATAGACAAGACGGAACACCTAAAGAGGGAGAAACAACTTCTATTCCAACATATAATGCAGGTCCTTCTGCTTTTTCAAAATTATTTTCTCGTTTTATGAACCCTCCGGAAGGAGCTGTAGATAGAATTAGATCAGATGCTTATGATTACTATTTCAGTGCATTATTACCTCAAGGCAGCTCTTATTATTCTCCTAAAGAAATGCAGGATGCTAGAGATAAAGCTAATTTTTATGCTGATCAAGCTGTTCAAGAATATTTAAAAAATTTTAAACAAGATCGTATTTTAGAGTATAGAGATGAGTACTCAGAAAACCCAGGATTTCCAGGGGATGTTTTATTAGAGGAACAAAATTTTCAAAAAGGAATAATAGATAGTTCTTTGTTTGATGATAGTAACATAGACAAAGAAGCTATTAAAAATTACATGTTCGGGCCAATGGCTCCTACTAACCAATATTTAAAGAGTTTACCTTTAAAAGAAAGACAGAACATAATTAATAGTTATCCTGATGATGCAAGATATTATGACCCTAAAAGACCTGAACTTTATTTTAAAGCCGAAGGCGGTGAAATGAAATCAGATGCTGTAGGTATAGCAGATGGTTTAGATCAAGAAGCTATGATGGCAGATGCTTCTTCTGAAGGTATTGCTAAAGTTTCTCCTGAACAATATGTAGAGTTAATGAATCAAGTTCGTGGTGATGATGTTCCTTTAGAAGGAAGAGTAGAAGAATTAGCCATGACTGTAGGTGAAAAAGATGCTAGAGCAACTCCTTTATCTGTATTAGCTTTAGTACAACCCGTATTTGAATTACGAGAGCAAGAAGCTTCTCAACAAGGTATTGGAGCAGCTCCTGGAGCAGACCAAATGATGGCTCAAGCAATGCCTCAACCTCAAATGACAATGGGTCAAGAAGGTCCAATGATGATGAATCAAGGTGGAATTGTTCATCTAGCTAACGGACCTGATGCAAAAGGAGTTTATACAGGAATGAATGTTGGTCCTTTTTCTTTGGATCAAATAAAAAACTTCGGACTTTATAGTGGACCTGATGTAAAAGGTGCTTATGATGCTGGACAAATTGTAGGTTCTAGTATGTTAATGGCAGACGCTCCTAACTTAATATATGATGTAGGACAAAAAACAGACCCTCAAGCAGAATACCTTGCATTACAAAAATGGATGGGTGGACCTAAAAAATCTAATATGCCTTTAATAACAGCGGCTACTTTAATCAAAGAAGGATTAGGAATGGCTGGCGGTAAAGATCCTTTGGAAAGTTTATCTGATATAGGTGTCGGATTAATTGGAGCAAAAGTATCAGAAGATACTGCTGCTGAAAATTTTGATCAGCAATTAAAAATGCTTGCTTACAATACTGCTGCAGCAAAAAATGCAGCTCTATCTAAGGCTCAGACAGACATGCAAACTAATGCTATTAATAAAAAGTATGATTTTTATACCAATACAGTTTTGGAAAAAATTAAACAAGACGGTAAAGGAATGGAACAACCTAAAGTATATGTTCGACTAGATGAGAAAGGACAGGTTATCAGCACCGTTGTAGAAGATTTAAAAGACCCTAAAGGAGCTCAAAATATTCAAAAATTACTTGAAAACGGTTATCAACCAATTGAAAGTGTATTTAAATCTACCTCATTCGAATTATCTATCCCTAGTACAGGTGGAGATACTGGTGGAAGCCAGCAATCAGGAGGTGCTATTAGTAATTTTTTTGAAAACTTGGGATGGAAAAATGGTGGAGAAGTGGTTAAAAGAGCAAATGGAACTGGACCTGAAGGTGAAAAAAACATTTTAACTACTACTACTGGTACTACAGTTGATTTAAGTTCCTTACCGCCTTTACCACCGACTATATCTCAAAAAGAATCTCAGACAGGTGTTTTGTCTATTTCACCAGGAAACAGAGATAAATACGAAGCTAAATACAAAGAAGGAGAAGATCTTTTTGGTAAGCTGCTAGAAGCTAGAGATTTAATTTTAAACAATCCTGATATTGTAGGTATTTTAGCAGAGATACAACAAAAAATGGGTCCTGCTGCTTTAAACATTAACACTATTCTAGAAAGAGCGACAGGTGTCGATGCTTTAGAAAATCTTGCTCCTGGACTAGCCAATCAATTAAAAGACCCTGATCTACAAAAGATTGATCGATTACAACAAGAAATTACTGATAAGTATGCTGCTTACATGCAAAGACCTTTGTCTGTAAGAGATCGTGTTGCTAAAATTTTAGAGCAGTATAGAAACAAATTAAAAATTGAAGGATTTACTGATCCAGCAATTGCTTTAAATGCTTTAGACGATGTTCTTGGAGCTGTAGCAGTTCAACAAGATGATTATAGACTGGCTTTAGGTAAACAAAATTTACCTTCTTTTGTAGAGAGAATTGATTCACCTACGACTATTGCTAGAAAATATGGAGTAGATTTATTTGACTCTAGAGTTGTTCAGGCAGCAGAAGCAATTAAAGAATATCCTGATAAAAAAATGGAGATATTAAGTTATTTAGAAGAAGACTTAAAGGGAGAGTAAAATGGCTCCCAATAAATATATACAAAAAATCTTTAACTTAGAGGAAGTAAAAGAACTTTCTAAAGAAGAAAAAGAACAAAGGATAAAAGAAATAGAAGAGAGCTCATCTCCTAAAGCCCGCTACGGTTTACAATATTTTGGTACTCCAATGACAGGTGCTTTAATTGATATCCTAGAAGAAAACCCTACAGAACTAACTACTGCAAAAGGGTTAGCGAAATATGGTTTTGATGAAACTTTTTTTGAAGCTGTTGGTGGTGTCGGAGGAATGTATGCGTTTTTACAGCAAATGGCTAAAAACCCTGGAATGATAACAAAAATAGGATCTAAAATACCTTTTTATCCTAAAACACCTATTGGATTATTTGGTTTGTTCATGGCAGACGTATTAGGAATGACTACTGGTTCTGTGATTTCAAAACTAGAGCAAGGAGAATTTGAAGAGAGAACAAAAAATGTAGACAGTTTTTGGGAGCAAGCAGCTATTGGTGTAGAAATTTTAGGGGAAGAATTTAACGACAATAAATTTTGGGCTGCCATAGGTCCTGTTATGCAAGGGGTATTTACTCCTTTTAGAAAATATTTGGCAGGAGTAACAAAAAAAGGTGGAGAGTTTTATGACAAAGCAGCTAAGTATTTAGGTGATCGATTAAGTTTTTCTATGGCAGAAGTAGGAGAAGGCCCTTTAGCTAAGATAACTAAAAGAGCAGTAGAAACTTTAGGTCAGATTCCTATTTTAGGAACATCTTTTACAAAAACATCTAAAGAAAGAGTAATTGCTTTAAATGAATTATTTTCTGATTTTATCAATAAGTTAGGTCCACGGGTAGATTATAGAGTTTTAAGTGAAAATATTTTTGATGCATCTAAAGGAGCTATTAAAAATTTTAAAGATACAGTAGGTAAATTTAAACAAAACGTTTTTAATGCGGAAGCAAAAGCCATTGAGGCAGCTGGACCTAGGTTTAGTAAAACAATTCCTACCAATCGATTTACTGATTTTTTAGTAGACTATACAACACAACTTGAAAGATCTTTTGGTGGTGGAAAACCTTTAGGACCTGGAATGTATGGATATAATGACTTCTATGCATTTGCTAAAAGTTTCTTTTTACCACAATATAAAAATTCTCGAATAACTTTTGAAACATTTCAAGACACAATTCTACCTGTTTTAAAAAAGGCAACAAAAGAAGCTAAAAATCAGGTAGGATTTAATGCTAAAACATTAAATGATGCTTTTTTTAATTATAATAAATTAATCGATGATATTGTTGATCCACAGAAAATAAAAGGGTTTGATGAACTAGCTCCGGAAGCTCAGGCTTTATTAAAAGAATATAGTCAATCTATTAAAGACTATAAAAACGGCTATGCTACTTTAAAGAAACCTTTTGAAAGAGTTTTAGCAGGGGAGTTTAAGAAAGTAGATAAACTAATTTTTTCCTCTGGAAGAGATATTTCTCAAGAAGAAATGAAAAGATATGTGGATGATATTGTAGCTCCTTTATTAAAAAAAATGACTCCAGGTGCTGTAGAAGATTTGATTGTATTAACAGGAGGAAATAAGGAATTAGTTGGATCTTTATTAAGAGCTTATATTGATCAAGGAATAAAAGCTTCTACAGAAACTGTTGCTTCTAGAGGACTATTAGGAAGAGAAGCAGAAGCAGCTGTTTTTAATCCTAAAAAATTTATGGAATATTTTGGGTTAAATAAGGAAAGTCTTAATAGTCAAAAAGAAACTTTTAAGAAAATATTTAATTTTTTAGATGATGTTCCTGAAAATTCTCCATGGGTAACAGGTAAAACAGGTATCGATTACGAAGTTTTTGATGACATTTTATCTTTAATGGCCAAGCAAGCAGAACTAAAGTTACCTAATGTAAACAAGTATTTAACAAGAAACTACGCTATCGGAGGCAAAGGTGTTTTTGGTGTTCTTAAAAAGATACCGCAAATAGGAGTGATTACCGCTGCTATTGGACCATTCCCTTCTATTGTAGCTAGTGTCTTAGGTATTAAAGGCCTTCAAAGAGCATTGACTAATCCTGAGTTTATTAAAAGAGCCGTAAAAGGTTTAGATGTTACTGCTCCTTTGGCTGCAAGAGATAACTCTATCGCTAAAGCTTTAAGAGTTCTTTATGATGATAGAAGACAAAATTTAGAGGATAAAGCTTTAAACACAGAGTTAGGTAGATTAAAAGGTTATGCTGACGAAATAGACGAAGATAAAAAAGATTTATCCATATTAGAAAAAGTTATTAATGACGAAGGATTGTTAGGGGACACAGTAAACCAAATAAGAGAAGCCATTGATTCTGTTTATATAAATGAAGACACTGGAGTAAGCGTCTCAGGAGAACAAAATGTCCCTTATAGTGGAAACAAATATATTGATAAAATAAAAACAGGAACTTCTATTAGTGAAGAGACTGAAAAAGCAGCTGACATAATGGAGTCAGTAGTACAAGAAGCAAAGACTCCAACAATTCCTATTCCGGAAGTAACAAGAGGACAGGGAAATGTTTTACCTGAATTTAATATGAATATATCTCCTAAAGTTCAAAGTGAGATAATGCAATCTATTGATCCAAATGTATTAAAGAATCTAGAAGATGTTGGACTACCTTTGTTTGAAAAGTTTAATGAAGGTGGTATAGTCGGTCTCTATGAGTCAAAAAAATTTAAAAAACCGCAGGTGGTGGCATAATGGCTAGTCCTTGGGAACAAGCAAAAGCAAAGCAAGAGATATCTGCTCCAAAGCAATCTAAGTATCATGGTTATCAGGGTCAATCTGGGGGCACATCTTCTATTCCTTCTTCAGGCAAAAAAGACTCTTTTAGAGAGCTTCAAAGACAAAAGTTTTTTGGTGACCGAAGAGATATACCAGCAGACAGAATTGATAGAAGAACTCGTCAAGAGGGTGCCTTAAATCAATTTAAACAAAACTTAATTAATCAAGGTAGAGTTATGAGAGACTCTAGAGGAAATGTAGTTTTAAACGCAAATACAGGCCAACCTATATATTTATCAGAAACACCTGGTGGAAGAACTGTTTCTAGTTATGCTCAAAGCTTAGCTAATAGATTTGGTCCTACTCCAAAAGAAATAGCAGGAGACATTGGAAGCGCAGTTAGTAGTATGGCAAAAGGATACGGAATTCCTTTTGTTAGTACAGCAACTAAAATAGGAAACGCTGTTAGCGATGCGTGGAACAAGGTCAGAGGATTTTTTAGTCCTAGTCAAACACCTCAAGGAATTGAAACTCAATTTCCTCAACCTACCTCAGATATGAAAGATTCTTTTAGTTCAATGGGAATAGATACAGGGATAGCTTCAACGGACCCTAATAACATGTTAGTTCAAATAGCTAAAGATAAACAATATGAAAATATTCCTTTTCAAGATTTATTAGCCAATGCATCTGTTCAAGCAGGCGACAGGCCTGTTCTTCCTCCTAATGTTGTTCCTAAAACAATAGTTGCAGAACCTACACCAAAAGAAATGAATTTATATAAAACACCTGTTCTTCCTCCTGAAGTAACTGATCCTAGAGTTTACGAAGGACAGAGATTATATGCAGAAAATATTATACCTACTTCTGTAATGGATTTATATA